GAAAAGAAAAAAGAGGTGGATTATCACGAATCTATTGTAGATTATCTTCAGGAAATTGTGAAACAGATTGGTAACAGAGGTTTTCAAATAAAAAATGCAATTGATTGGAGAAAATTTGAATCGGGAATGTAATGTTAGGATACGATTATCTGTCTATTCCACTAGATAATAATTTACTCTATACTTGGGCAAAAGAATCTTATAAAGAATTCCAACAAGGAACTGCATCTGGAAAAATATCAGAGAAAAGAAACAGTAAAATATCTTTTCTAACTCCAAATGAAAAAATAAGAAAAGAACTGTTCAGACTAGCTAATAATGCAAATGAACTTGGTGGATGGGAACTAAAAATAACAAATGTAGAAAATCTTCAATATACAGTTTATGAAAAAGGAGATTACTATAATTGGCACACAGACGTAGGTAAAAAAAGAAATCCTCTAGGAATAAGAAAATTATCGTTTACAATGATATTGAATGATAATTATGAGGGTGGTACGTTACAGATGGAACATGGAGCTCCAAATAGTGATGACAGAGTATACAATATTTCTCCAAAGTTAGGAGAAATTATTTGGTTTCCCTCTTACAAATGGCATAGAGTGACATTAGTTACAAGTGGAGTAAGACATTCTTTAGTATGTTGGTTTATTGGAGACTATGGTTGATATAACTGTTCACAAGAAGAATGATGTATTTCTTCAAGTTGAATGTGAAAGAAGTATCGCAAGAGAGCTCAATGACTTTTTTAGTTATTGGGTTCCTGAAGCAAAATATATGCCTGCGTACAAAAATCGTATGTGGGATGGAAAGATTAGACTCTTTGATTCTAGAGTCAATCAAATTTATGTGGGTCTTTTAGATTACCTAAGAGACTTTGCAAAGAAAAGAAATTACTCAATACAAGGTGGAGAATGGTCAACCCTGGCTACTCACAAAGAAGATGTTGAATCTTTTATCTCAAATCTCAAAATACCTCTACAACCTAGAGACTATCAAGTTGATGCCGTACACCATGCAATACGAAATGGCCGTAGCATCCTTGTTAGTCCTACTGCATCTGGTAAATCATTAATTATCTACATTCTCATTCGTTATTTTGAGAAAGTATTTTACGATCCAAAATTAACAAACATACTACTTCTAGTTCCTACCACATCTTTAGTCGAACAGATGTACAAAGATTTTAAAGATTATGGATGGAACTCTGAATATTATTGCCATCGTATATATGGAGGTAGAGAAAAAGAATCTCCAAAACTCGTATATATCTCTACTTGGCAATCATTGTACCAAATGCCTAAAAATTACTTTGATAGATTTGGTGCAATTATAGGTGATGAAGCTCATACCTTCAAGGCAGATTCACTTAAAAAGATTATGCATAAAACTACTAATTGTGAATATAAGTTTGGTTTTACTGGTACTTTGGATGGATATCAGTGCCACAGACTAGTTCTTGAAGGTCTGTTTGGACCAGTAAAACAGGTTACTACAACCAAACAACTTATTGATAATAAACAACTTTCTGATATAAAAGTACATGGAATTGTCTTGACTTATGAGAAAAAAGAGTGTATAATACGTAAATATCATGATGAAATCAGTTATATAACTGAATATCCTAAAAGGAATAATTTGATTCGGAATCTAGCGGTGGACCAAAAAGGCAATACTTTGATACTTTTCTCTCTCATCAAACATGGAGAGCAGTTGTTCAAAATGATAAAGGAGAAGACCAATGATGTACATCTTGTCTATGGTAATACCGATACTGAAACCAGAGAAAATATTAGAGCCATTGCAGAAAGAAACACAGGTCACATTATCGTGGCAAGTTTCGGTGTATTCAGTACTGGCATCAACATTAGGAACTTGCATAACATTATTTTCGCTAGTCCTTATAAGTCTCGTATTAGAAATCTTCAATCAATAGGTAGGGGGTTACGTTTACATGATAGTAAAGTTGCAGCTAATCTATATGATATTGCTGATAACTTTGAAGGTAAGAATCATACGTTTCGTCACTTTAAGGAACGTATTAAGTTGTATAATGAAGAAGGATTTGATTACAAGTTACATAGGGTACAAATCTAACTTGAATCCAGACATACTTATTATACACAAAAAAACTCAACAGTCAAGTCAAAAATATTGTCTTGACATTTTCAAAAATAAAGGTTACAATGGCGACTAAAGAACATTATGTAGATAATAAAGAGTTCCTTGCAGCGATGATTCAGTGGAAGGATTCCATTAGTGAAGCTGAGTCAGAAGGAGAAGACCCACCACCCGTGACGGAGTATATTGGAGAGTGTTTCTATAAAATAGCTACACACCTATCATATAGACCTAATTTTATCAACTATACCTATCGTGAAGAAATGATAGGTGATGGTATAGAAAACTGTATTCAATATGCTAAAAATTTTGACCCAGAAAAATCAAAGAATCCATTTGCATATTTTACACAAATAATTTATTACGCATTTTTAAGAAGAATATCAAAAGAAAAGAAACAACAATCAATCAAACAAAAGATGATTGATAACGACACACTCAAAACCCATGAAACAATGGATTTTGATGATGAGGTGTACGATAATACGTACATAGACTTTCTCAGGGACAATTTACCTCAAGAAGAGGTTCCCAAAAGAAAGAAAAAAAATAAACGTGGTATAGAACATTTCATTGAGGAATAGTATGACTAAATTTGAAGAATATGTTGATAAGGTTGAAACCTTAATAAATGAGTACACTAAGGGACTCGCTCCAGATGAACTTAGAGCTATAAACAGGTCTATCGAAAACTCTAGTGCTGGGTCTGGGAAGATTTGGTTGGAAGATTTCGTGGACAAACAAATAAACAAAAAATGAAAAAACTTGTAATAGTTACTGATACCCATTTTGGAGCTCGAAATGATAGTCAGGTTTTTAGTGATTATTTTTTTGAGTTCTATCAGAATCAATTCTTTCCGTATATCATAGAAAACTCTGAAGACATATGTGGTGTTATGCATCTTGGAGATTGTCTAGATCGTAGAAAGTTTATTAACTACAAAACAGCTATGGACTTTCGTGAGAAGTTTATAGGTGGTCTTATGAGTACATGGCTACCATGTCACTTTATAGTGGGTAATCATGACATATATTACAAGAACACACTTTCGGTAAACTGTTATAATGAATTACCTATACCTAGAAGTGAGGCTTGTTGGTACGTGTATGACAAACCACAAGTAATCAATATTGAGAAACAGGATATTGCAATCATTCCTTGGATAACTTCTGAGAACTATGCAGATACCACTAAGGTTCTCAAGTCTGGAGCTCAGATAGGTATGGGTCATTTGGAAATCAAAGGATTTGAGATGCACCAAGGAGTGGTGTCTGATCATGGATTTGAAAAAGAACTATTCAAAAACTTTGAAATAGTTTTGAGTGGTCATTATCACAAGAGGTCTAACGATGGTCAAATTTATTATCTTGGATGTCCATATGAAATGACATGGGCAGATTGTGGTGACCCAAAAGGATTTCATACCTTTGATTTAGAAACTAGGGAATTGGAGTTCATACCAAACCAGTATACCATGTTTGAGAAGATTTATTACGATGACTCAAAGATGGATTATGTCAACTCTGACATATCTAAATACGACAAAAAATTTGTCAAAATATTTGTGGAAAATCGCCAAGATTATTTTTCATTTGACAAATATCTAGATAGACTGTATAAAGAAATCTCAGTACATGACTTAAAAATAGTAGAAGATTTTTCAGACCTGAGCGCCGATTTTGTTCATGATGATGTTGTGGAAGGCGCTCAGGATACTCTGTCTCTACTGGATAAGTACGTGGACGAGATTGAAACTATACTAGACAAAGAAAGAATCAAATCAAAACTCAAATCACTTTACGTTGAAGCTGGCGATTTAGAAATATGATACACTTTAAAAAGGTTCGTTGGAAGAATTTTATTTCAACAGGAAACCAATTTACAGAGGTCATTCTAGATAGGTCTAAAACAACATTGATTATAGGAGAGAATGGAGCTGGTAAATCCACTGTCCTTGATGCATTGTGTTTTGTTCTGTTTGGAAAACCTTATAGACCCATCAAGAAAAATCAATTAGTAAATTCTATCAATTCTTCTGGAACTGAAGTTGAAGTAGAGTTTCAGATTGGAACGAATGAATTTTTGGTTCGTAGAGGTGTCAAACCAAATCTCTTTGAGATTATTAGGAATGGTGAACCTATGGACCAAGAAGCTCATTCCAGAGATTTCCAGAAAATTCTGGAAGAACAAATACTCAAGTTGAATTATAAGACATTTACTCAAGTGGTAATCTTGGGTTCTAGTTGTTTTATTCCGTTCATGCAGTTATCTACAACTCATCGTAGGGAAGTGGTCGAAGATATTCTTGATATCAAAGTTTTCTCCTTGATGAATGGATTACTTAAACTGAAGTATAAAGAAATACAATCAGAGGTAGATTCTCTTAAAATTACAGAGGGATTGTATAAGACAGAAAGAGACTTAGAAGAACATCATCTAGATAAAATAGAAAAAGGTGCAGAGATTAAACTCAAGAAACTAGAAGAAGATAGAATAAAATACTCTGATGACTTAAATCAGAGACAAATGAAGAATATAGAGCTCTCTAAAGAAATTCAAGAACTAACTAGTGCTACCAAAGATCATTCAAAACTTAACACACTCAAAACACAAATAGGAACCAAAAAAGCTGAGGTAGATAA